TTACAACAGGATCAGCAACCACAAATTACTTAGCTTTTGTAACTGCAACAACAGGCAATTTACCTGTTCTAACGGATACAGACTTAACTTACAACGCAACTACCAACGCTCTTACAAGCGGAATTAGTGGTGGAGTTTTTTCTTAAATATGGTAAAATTCACGCATAAAAGGACTTAATCATGGCACAAGCAGGCTTTACCCCAATCTCTCTCTACTACAGCACAACCGCGTCGGCGCAACCAACAGGTGGCAATCTTGTCGCGGGCGAACTAGCGCTTAATACGCTCGACGAAAAGCTGTACTTTAAGAACAGTGCAGGAACTGTAAAGCTTCTTGCATCTTCTGCTTCCACGACTAACGTCCAAACCATTTCTTTTGGTACAACAGGATTAACCCCTTCAACAGCAACATCAGGTGTTGTAACAGTTGCAGGTACTTTAGCTGTTGCTAACGGCGGTACGGGTATTACTTCTTTTGGTACAGGTGTCGCAGGCGCGCTAGGTCAAAACGTATCAGGGTCAGGTAGTATTGCTCTAACAACATCTGCTGTACTTACAACACCTAACTTAGGTACACCAAGCGCAGGTACATTAACTAGCTGTACAGGTCTTCCATTAACAACAGGCGTCACAGGCATTTTGCCTATTGCAAATGGCGGAACAAATTCATCATCCACAACATATTGTAACCTTACATCTAATGTAACAGGAACGCTTCCTGTTGCTAACGGCGGAACAGGAAGAGCAACTAACACAGCCTATGCAGTAATTTGCGGAGGAACCACAACAGCTGGAGCAGAACAATCTATTGCTTCTGTAGGTACATCAGGTCAAGTATTGACATCTAATGGCGCAGGTGCATTACCAACATTCCAAGCGGCAGGCGGTGGCTTCCCCGCAGGAACTCGTATGTCATTCCAACAAACAGCGGCGCCTACAGGTTGGACAAAAGATACAACAGCAGGACTTGATAATAGCGCTATGCGCATAGTAACAGGCTCAGTAGTTAATGGTGGTTCTGTAAACTTTACAACAGCGTTTGCATCACAAACACCAACAGGTTCTGTAACGATTAGTACTGTGTCAGGTAGCGCGGGTGCAACGACATTGACAACACCACAAATACCAAGTCACACTCATGCTTTATCTAACTTTAATAGTGGAGGTAATCCTGCTAACAGGCAACTATCTAGCAACACGTCTACTTATGATTCTAGAGCTATTCAAGCAAATTGTATATCTTCAACAGGTGGTGGCGGTGACCATACCCACCCATTCTCATTCAGTTCAGGTTCAGGTACTTTCTCAGGTAACGCAATTAATTTGGCTGTTAAATATTATGACTTTATCGTAGCGTCTAAGGATTAAGGATGCAATTAAAGAATGGAACTTTTTGCCCACTTATTAAAAAAGATTGCATTGGATTACAGTGCGCTTGGTTTACTAGAGTGCAAGGTACTGACACAAACACAGGCAATCAAGTAGATGAATATCAGTGTGCTATTGCTTGGATGCCTATGTTGTTAATTGAGAACTCAGGACAACAAAGATCAACAGGAGCGGCTGTTGAGTCGTTCCGAAACGAAATGGTTAAAGCTAACGAAAACAGCCAACAATTATTATTAAAAACCGCAAAAATTGCCTATCCTTCAATAGATAGCAATCAACCAAAATTAATTGAGGAGTAACTTATGAGATTAACAATTATACCTGTAGATGGAAACGTAACAAAAGATGGAGTTGGATATTTAAAACTTGATTTATCTTCTTGTGCTATTCCGTCTAACGTAAGAGTTTTACAATGGAAAGAAACATCGGGTTGGTTAGAGTTTTGGGATCAACAAAATGAAGATATTACATCGTTACCTAGTTGGGTTGATTGCTGTTTAGCGTTATGGACAGAAGCTAACACGCCTATTCCGCCAAGCCCACCAACAGCAGAAGATAACAAACAAAAAGCAATTCAATTATTGAAACAAACTGATTGGACAACTATTCCTGATGTAAGTGATCCTACAAAAAGTAATCCATATTTATCCAATGCAAGTGATTTTGTAACTTACAGAAACTCCGTTAGACAATATGAGCTTAATCCTGTAGCAGGTGATATTACATGGCCTACAGCGCCTCAAGAAGTTTGGACTGCTGTTTAAAAAAACAATTCATGGAGAGAGAACATGGCATTAAACGTAAACATAGGATGTGTTGCTAACCTTTTTTCTAGGCAAATGCATTTTGAAAAAGTGGGGGATATAGAACATGGTCATACACATTCATTTGACCATCTAACTTTATTAGCAAATGGCAAGTTAAAAATAGTAGTTGATGGTAAAGAATCTACCTTTGTAGCACCACAAATGATTTATATAAAAGCAGAAAAAATGCATGAGCTGACTGCTTTAGAAGATAATACTGTTGCATATTGTATACATGCTTTAAGAATTGGTGAAGATGTAGACGATATTGTTGATCCAAGTATGGTCCCTGATGGAATCAATATGCAAGATATAACTGATTCTGTACTAGGCTGCGATCCAAATGTGGGAATGAATTATAAACATACCTCTTGTGACGAAATAATCGAACAAAATAAAAAATGAATCAACAGTTAATAGACAATAATTATCTGCATATACCTAATTTTATAACAAAAACAGAAGCAAATACTTTAGCTGATCAGATTATCAATTTCAGTAAAACAATTGGTAATGATATGCAACATGACATGCAAGCTCCAAATTCTTTAGCTAAATATAATTATTTGCCTTTTGTAAAATTTTTAGTAGAAAAAATACCTGATGTATCAAAAGCTCTACAAGAAGATGTATTACCTACATATACATATACAAGAATTTATAGTCATGGGGAAATTTTAAGCAGACATAGAGATAGGCCAGCTTGCGAAATTAGTATTACATTAAATTTAAAAAAAGATAATGAATGGCCTATATGGTTTCAAAAACCTAACGGAGAAGAAATTTCTTTAGAATTAAATCAAGGTGATGCGGTTATGTATTTAGGCGAAGTATCCGATCATTGGAGAAATGCATATCAAGGACAAGAGCATGTACAACTTTTTTTACATTATGTAAGGGCAAATGGATCTAAATATTGGGCGGTTTTTGATCAATTAAAACAACAGCCACCAACACTAGAAAAAGGAATAATTCCTAGTGTTACATTCTAATTTAAGTGAATACATAGTTGTTATTAAAAATGCTATAACTGATCCATTATGTGATGCTATATTAGAAGAATTTAAAAATAGTGATGAATGGCAAGATACTATTGTAGGGTCAGGGAATGTAGAAAAAAAAATAAGAAACTGTGAAACTGTTGTTATTTCTTATCCACATATAATAGAAAAAAATAAAAAAATAAGACTTAAATTAGATAAATATATATTTGCTTCAGCATCTAAATGTATACAAGAATATAACAATAAATTTACACATTGCAAAATTCAAGAAGATAGTGGGTATGAATTACTAAAATATTTTGAAGGTTGTTTTTATATAGAGCATGTAGACTCTTTTAAAGCTAGACCCCGCTCTGTGTCTTGTTCATTTATATTAAATGATGATTTTGAAGGTGGGGAGTTTGCATTTTTTAATAGAGAATTAATCTACAAATTAGAAAAAGGAGATGCGTTAATGTTCCCATCTAATTTTATGTACCCACATGAAGTTATGCCTGTAACAAAAGGAACGCGCTATTCAATAGTTACTTGGTTTATTTAAATGAGCTATACAAAAATAACGCATAATCAATTTATTGGTATATATGAAAATGTTTTAAGTAAAGATACTTGCAAAAATGTTATTGAATTGTTTGAAAATGATTTAAAAAATAAAGTTGGCGTGTCAGAAGGAGGTAAGCAATTTAATAAAGAAAAAATGGACAGAAATGATTTTTTTAAACTTTATTTAAGTAATGAATTCAATAATAAAATTGTTGAAACGGTAAACCAAGCGCTTGAAAAAAGTATTATTTTGTATGCGGAAGAATTTTGGACGGTTAAACAAATAAAGGCAACATCATTAGAAATTAAATTGCAAAAAACTCCGCCAAGAGGAGGTTATCATCTTTGGCATTGTGAGCAACAAGATTTTAAGGTAGCAAATAGAGTACTTGTTTGGACAATTTATTTAAATGACATACCAAACGGAGAAGGTGAGACAGAATTTTTATGGCAAGGTTTAAGGGTACAACCAAAAGCGGGAACAGTTTCTATTTTCCCCGCTTCTTTTACCCACACTCATAGGGGTAATCCTGTATATTCTTGCGATAAATATATAGCAACAGGTTGGTATACATTATACGAATAATTTTTAAAAAAGAAAAAATGGTAGATATTCAATTGTTAATTGGTTTATATAAAAATGCATTATATATTTCCATCTGATTTTGTTTTTTGGAAGCCTGTTAATGAACACAACAAAATTAAAAAAGAACTTTTGCCTTTAATTTATAATAATTTAAATAGCACTAAAGATAAACAAATAGATATATGGAGATGTAATGTTAATACTGAATTTTTTGAAAGCGCAGAAAATTATACAAAATATTTTAAATTAATATTAGACGAAATTTATCCTGCAATTGATGCGCTGTTTAATGACGTAGATAGTTTAAGAATACCAAGACAATCTACAGTTACTAAAATTTGGTACAATTACTATGTTGAATCGCAGGGCCAAGAAGTTCATTCTCATATGGGAGGTAGTGAGAATTTAAGTGGTATTTATTTGTTACATTTAGAGGAACCTAATAAAACTGTTTTTTACAGTCATGCGTCTGAAGGTTCTTGTTTATGCGAAGCATCAAAACAGATGAATGAAATTGAAGAAGGAAATATTATACTGTTTCCTTCGCATTTATTACATTATGTTTTGCCGTGTCAAAAAGAAAGAATTACTATTGCTTTTAACGTAAGGGTTGATTTTAAAAAAAATAATTTTATTTAAAGGAGAGAAAAAATGGCGGACATTAAATTAGAATTAACAGTTGATGAAACAAATCAAGTATTAGCAGGGTTAGGTGAATTACCAAGCAAGACAGGTGCATGGAATTTAATTGTAAAAATTCATCAACAAGCACAACCTCAGTTACCAAAACCTGAGGAAACCAAAGATGGCGAGGAAGTAAAGCCTGTTTAAAAATACAATAAAATGGAAATAGCTATGAACAAAACCGAAGAGATTGATTTACGCTTATCCACGCACGAAGAAATTTGTGCTTTAAGATATGAAGCAATAGGTGCAAGACTCAAAAGGTTAGAAAGCATTTTAATGGCGTCTGCGGGTGCCATTATTCTTTTATTACTCAGCATAGTACTCAAATGAATATGGAAAAAATAACCAATATGTTGTTTCCTGTAATCGTATCAGCGATTGCATGGTTACTTACATCAATGTCATCTATTCAAGCTGATCTAATTAACATCAAATCTAAAATGCCTATTCTTATTACAGAACAAGGAGTGCCTACCGATAGTCCTATCTCAGCAGAACAAAGAGCTAAACTTAAAGAAGAACTTAAATTGCAAATTGCTGAAATAAATATTCGTGTAAGACTTTTAGAAGAACACGAAAAAACAAAAGGATATAAATAATGTTATCTATATTATCAGGTTTATTAGGAATATTTTCATCAGGCTTACCAAACCTACTTTCGTTTTTCCAAAATAAGGCAGATCAAAAGCATGAGCAAGCTATGGCTAAAATGGCTATGGAACAACAACTTGCTATGGCTGAAAAAGGCTTTCAATCTCAAGAAAAAATTGAGGAATTGCGTCTTCATCAAGTAGAAGCTGAAACATACGCACAAGAAAGAACAGCGCTTTACGACCATGACAAGACTCTTATGGATAAAGCTTCACAACCTGTTGTAGATTTAAACGCAAAAGTACGTCCTTATGTAGCATTTACCTTTGTAGGATTGCTTGTATTTACAGACGTAGCAGGATTGGCTTGGGCTATTTGGACGGGTGTTGACTTTAGTATAGCTATGAGTGAAGTATTTTCAGACCAAGAGATGGCCATCGTTTCGAGCATAATTGGCTTTTATTTTGGGTCTCGCCAATGGGAAAAGTTTAGTGGCAAATGAGAGTTTCAAACGAAGCTCTAAAAATGATCAAACACCATGAGGGTGTAAGGTTAAGGCCATATCAAGATCCCATCGGACTGTGGACAGTGGGCGTGGGTCATTTGATTGGCAACGGCAAAAGTCTTCCCACAGAATGGAATAGATCGTTTACAATCCAAGAAATTGATCAAATATTAAGACAAGATTTAGCGAGGTTTGAAAAGGGTGTTACACGACTATGTCCCGTTCCTCTTACACAAGGTCAGTTTGATAGCT